ACGATTTTATTTATTCTGATGACGCTATTAATTTTTGCTGGGAACTTCCTAATCTTGATCCTCTTGGTGCTGTTTTCTTTCAAAGATTATTTAATACGCAAATTGCGAACTTGTTGTCAACGAAGTACCTCCAAGCTCCCATCGAAGTAGATGGTGATGACTTAATCGTACACAAAGAGTTCGAACAAAATGGAGTAATTCAACCAAAAGGCAAATGTAGTGTCAGTATTACCTATTCAAAGGACAATGTCGCTATAGGTCACACTGCAATTAATGTCACGGCTGGTAGAAATGCACCAGTTTTTGCATATTCCACTAATTTAACCGACGAACAAGTGGAAGAATTCATGAAAATCATCATAGATACCTACTATTCCATGGTGGATGACGCATTTATAGCAACTACAAAGCTGACACTGTGAGAAACAGTTCTATGGTCAAAATTTTTTTGCAAACCCGGGGTATTTTCCTATTTGGATTTTTGGTCACGTAGGTCAATACCGTGGTCCAAATTTTTTTCGCAAAACTTCGACAAAAATACTTTAAGGAACTAAGACAGTCATGAATTTAATTAAAAGAAGTCCGGTGAGTAGTTTTTTTGACTTTGTTAACAATATTGCTTTCGATAAAGAGCAATTAGATATTAATATTACAGATTCTCAATTATATTCTGCTTATATTACTAATCGATATATTACTTTTCTTAATAAAGAGTCAGCTCTATTAATCAACAATACTATTAATAGATATGGTCTAGTGTTTAATACTGAAATGCATTATAGTTTTTTATTTAACTTGATACCTAAAGTTAAACGTAAATTTATTAGATANGTAAAGAAGAAAAAGGTAGACAAGAGAGATTTCGAGCTATTATCTAATAGACACGAACTCTCACAGAGAGAAATACAATTGTATTCGGAAAATTTTGGCGTAAATATTAGAAAGTATGAACAGTAAGCAACAGAAGCAATATGACAGCGCGTTAGATAAAATGGATTTAACTGAATCTCAACGAGATGCATTCGATCATTCTGTCAAGCGAAGTTTAATTGACCTAGATACATATCAAGATACAGACACATTTAGCTTACATGGCTATAAGCTAAACAGAGTGATGGATGATATTGTGCTTGCGCAATATGTAGATCTATCAGAGGATGGTAGTAGTGTTATTCGAAATGGTATCCATATTCCACTAGCACAGGTTCGTCGAACGTGGAGAATGGCTAGAGTAATATTAGTTGGCCCAAAATGTAATTACACTAAGCCAGGTGATATTGTTTGCTTCCCAGACGATAAAGGTATTAAGGTTGATAATTTGTCTGTTACTGGTTTTGACTCTTCCATTAGGAATTGTTTATTTTTAAATGAGGATAGATTTTTTGGTATATGTGAAGAGATAGAACCAGATGATAATAGGACTGAGTAATTTAAAAAGCATGCTTTTGGCTAAGGTGTGTGAGGTAAAGTTCGCTCGCCGTAACCCCAAGCCTGGGAGACCTGCCTCTCGGAGAATGCTATGTACAAATAATGTTCAATTATTAAATTCAGTCGAAGGTCGAACTGTTTTAAATTACCGACCGCCCCGCCAAGCGCCCGAGTATAATCCTAATCAAGAGAACTTAATCATAACATGGGACATATTGATGCAAGACTTTCGAACAATTAATTGTGATACTGTCGACTTAATAACTACTCTTGAAGCTGACGAGACGTTTTGGGTATATATAAATGAAAAAATCGCGCCGATGTCCGCGCCAGAAAAAATGGCGTTTATGAACACATGAACTTTGACCTTGTAGAATCAACTCTAAAATCTCTATTACTGACTACAGTAAAGATAACATCTAAAAAAAGGACACTTGGCACTGGTCAGATTCAATTATTTGACATTAAAGATTTTAACATTAAGTTGTTATTTACTACCGGAAAGAAATTAGAAATATTATACCCGTTTAATGTTCATAAGCGTAACCGTGTAATTTATTTTGATTATATGCTCAACCATATTCATAAAGATGATGTGTTATGGAGGCCTAGAGTTAATAGGATGATAACAAATCATCGTAATAAGTATTGTGACTTGCTTCTCTCTATAGAGAAGCTATAATCTTTGAATGGGTATAAAGAACTTTCCTAAAGGATATCATCCCTCAAGCAGCCAGCAATACGCAATTCCTAATATTGTTGATAGTATGAATGATCACAAATTTGTAATCATTCAAGGACCTACAGGTTGTGGAAAGAGTTTTATAGCTAAAACTATTGCTAATGGTTTAAGCAGACCACCATCAAGACTAACTAAGTTAATTAATAATTATACGGCGTATGAGACTAGTTGGGAGAATGGTAAACTAGTATATGAATACTCAGATGATTTTGCTGGTAAAAGATATGGTACATCTATATTAACTACTACTAAAGCTCTTCAGGATCAATACACTAGAGATTTTAAAGACATAAAAACTCTCAAAGGTAAAGGGTCGTATGTTTGTAATCTTGATGATCGTAGTTCAGCGGACCAAGCACCTTGCATCTTTAGTAGCAAGCTCAAGAANGAGTGTTGGGATTGTAATCGCTGTGACTACTATGAAGCGCGAAATAAATCTGCTAGTGCGAAGATTAGTGTAGAGAATTATTCAAGCTTTTTCTATAAACCAGAGCATCTAAAACATAGACAACTAATAGTATGTGATGAGGCATCTGAGTTGGAGAACATTATTGTAAGTAGGTTTAGTTGTAGTATTGAAATTGGTCGGCTTAATACATATGGATTTAAATTACCATACACGGTAGATCGAAAACGGTTCTTTAATAACTTATGTACCCTTCAAGCTAGATTAGAGGATAGGTATGTAGAGCTTCTCCGTATGATTGANAAGCGCGGTGATACAGTAAGNGACTATATTAAAAAAGAATATAAATTTATATCTGATCTTAAAGGTGATCTTGTCTTAGTGATTGATACATGGAGTCAGTCTGAGTACATTATTAATAAAAAGTATATACGCAATAAGCAATACATACAATTAATTCCTAAGAAGGTTGACACACTAGCGCAACATATATTTAAATATGCTGATAATNTTATTCTAATGTCTGCAACATTTGTTGATTATAGATCTGTTATGAGGAATTTAGGAATAGTAGAGAGTGATTATAAGTATATTGATCTTCCGTCTCATTTCGATCCAAAGAAGTCACCTATACTGTTTGGCTCATTTCAGTTAAATAAAAAGAATCTTGAACAGAGTTTTCCAAAGGTAGTTGATTGTGTGAAAGAGATCCTAGAAGAACATAAAGATGAAAAAGGATTGATACATACTCAATCAAATGTCATTACTAAGATGCTTAAGGATAAGATAAATGATGATAGAATTTTATATAGAATAAGAGGCAATAAAGATAATGTAGACATATTAGCAGAGCACTTACAGACTGACAAGCCTACTGTACTTGCGAGCCCTTCAATGAGCTTTGGAGTAGACTTAAAGGGTGCTACTGCTCGGTTTTGTATTATATTAAAATGTCCATGGCCTGATCTAGGTGATGTTCGTATTAAAGAAATGTCTAAGAGTAATAAAAAATGGTATACTAATAAAATGTTTACTACGTTTATTCAACAATGTGGAAGGTGTACTAGAGATGAAAATGATACTAGTGTTACATATGTTTTAGATGCTGTTGGTATAAGAAATCTAATTCCTTCATACCGGAATTTATTGCCGATGTATTTTACAGATAGGTTTATTTAATAAATATTTACAATGAAAAATCAATACTATGGCTTCGAGCTAAAAGATATGATAAGGCAGTTTATTACCGCCTTTAATAGTATTGTTATAAATCGGTACAATAAAGATAAGGACGTTGTTGATCAGATTAAATGCTCGTTCTATTATGGTCCTAAAGAGAGAGCTATACATGATATAGTTAACAAGGCTGGTTCCTTAAAGCTTCCAGTCGTAGCAATTAATTATGGTTCGATCAGTAGAGACCCGGAGAGAGTCTTTAATAAGATCTCAGGATTTTATTATAGTAAAGCACCAACAGTTAGTGCTGGCGCTTTAGATTCAGATCATTTAAAGACCCCACTTCCAGTANNCGTAGGTATTAATATGTCTATTATGACTAAATTTCAAACTGACATGGATCAGATCATAAGCAATTTTGCTCCATATAATAATCCATATATAGTTATGAGTTGGGTTATACCTACGTCGCAAAACTTAGCTAGTAATTATGAGATTAGATCTGAAGTTTTATGGTCTGGAGATATTAGTTTAGAGTATCCTATTGATGTATCTACAACACAACCAGCTAGAGTGATAGCTAATACTAACTTTACAATTAAAGGTTGGTTGTTTAGAGGTCCAGCTGAGTCTGATACTAAGAANATATTTACTATTGATCAAGATTTTGTACCAGTAAGNGGATTTGACTATACCTGATTATGAGTAATTTTATAAATTATACCTCGACACTAACTGACGTAACTTCGTTTAGTGCTAATTATGACCACAGAGCATTATCAGCGCGACCTCAGTTTACTGGTAACCAATATAATATTACTCTCACTGATGGTTTCTCTGCAACTCATACATTAGAAGGTTATAGNTTTGAGTCAATCACTGATGTAATGTTAAGCTGTACAGATAATAGTCCTTTATTTACAAGTGCATCTGGATTAACAAGTGTGAGTGCATTTAATTTTGATACTGTATCAGGATTGTCTGCTACATATCCAGAGGTAAGCGGGTATATTATTTCAACATCCGGAATTGCTCCTTCTGGCACTTATGCCTTAAATAGTTATAATACTATGTCTGTTACATTTCCTATGCTAACTGCAACTGGTACCGTTGACGTAATAGCAATCAATCCAGCAGGGTATGGAATTTTTAGTACAGATGTAGGAACAACCGGAATTACAATTAATTAAGATGCCAGACGGACAAAAAGGAACATTTGGAAGAGGGTTACAGAAATTCATTTCTAGTAATTTACCTTATAGATCACCGGCGGCTATTA